CCGTAGAAGTATCCGGCTCTACCACCTTTTTTATAATGATGACTACCAGTAGATCCTTGATAACCGTGTCCACCACTCGTTGTCCCAGTTCCAGCATTATTATCTTGATTATTACCTTGATCTTGACCTTGTCCATTACCACCATCATTATTACCATAATCATGTACTCCTGACTGATAGTCATCAGTAGTTGTGCCAGTATTATCTGTCGTGTTATTGCCAGTAGTATTATCTTCTTGATTATTTTCAAAAATAAACTCATTAATCATATCATCAGTAATAGTATCGTCCGTTATAGTATTACTATTTAAGTCTTCGTAATCATCATTGGTTTTTTGTGCTTGTTTATAAAAATCTAAAGTTTTTATTAAATTTTTTCTTTTTATAGGATCTTGATTTAAATAATCTTCATATTCTTCAATACTTCCAAATTTATCTATTTTGTTATCAAAATAACTATCAATACTTTCCTGATCAAATTGACTAAAGTTTTTACCATCAAACGTTTTCATTATACCTTGATCATTAAACAACATTCCTTGTGAAGCTAAAGAATCATACATTGCTTTTTGTTGATCTGTTAAACCAGCAATACCGTATTTAGGTCCATCGCCTCCGATACCACTAAGTAAACTAGGAATAACTGAAAAAGGATTTAAAGCTGTCACAGCAGCTTGTGCCCAACCAGGAAGTTTTTCTTTTATTTGACCAACTCTGTTAAACATTTTAGATAAAAAACCTCTTTTTTCGTCCTCTGATTCAAGGCTATCAAATGCACCTTTAGAGTAATCTAAATTATTTCCAAAATCTGAAGTATATTCAAAACCACCTTCATTACTTTGTAAACCGGCTGGATAAGTTCCGCCCGCATTAATTAAAGCTTCTACTGCTTGTTGAGAATCTGGACCATCTTTTTTAACTATATCTATATAAGTATTTCCATAAACAGGACTAACTGCAGTCCCTTCTCCAAACATATTTCCTGCCGGATTAAAATCACCACCGCCACCAGAGTTTGCAAAAGCATTTGTATTTACGATACCTTCATCTGTTACAACTTCATCTTCAGTTGTATCTGTTGGAAGATTAAGACCTAATCTATATTTTTCTTGAGGAAGGTATTGATATTTTTCAAATAATTTTTGATCCGCTTTATTATAGAAATCAGCCATTATCTCATTCCTCCTGGTGCAATATCTAATCTAAATGTACCGAGTTTCCAATCTTGACCGGTTCCTGTGTTAGATACTTTTAATGCAATTGATCTAGCTCTAAGTCTTGTACTTTTAAAAGTTGTAGAAGTTGTTGCTGTAAAATTTGTAGTAGTAGGAGTACTGTTAGGATAATTTCTAGTTGTAAAACTAACTTCTGTATCACCTGTTTGATCTATAAAATCTGGAATAAATCTCATAATTCTCATAATATATTCACCATCACCTCTAATATCAGGAGTCCCTACCGCTTGACCAGTATTACTTCTTTTTTGAGTAATATCAAAATCACCAGAAAGAATATTAGCTGTAACAGCAGTAATTACTCCACCTGCATTTTCTTGATCGGTCCCTGTTTCGTGCTGATAATATATACTACTTCCATCTACATTACCAGTAACATCGAAAGAAGCATTATCATTGGGGTCATAAAGTGTTGCATGAGGTTTATCGTATACAGCAGAATCTTCCCAAGCAGACCTGTTCAATGTCCCTGTAGTCCAGATAGGTCTTTGAGTTGTAGAATCTAAATAGTTGTAAGTAACTACCCTATCAACTGTAAAGGCATTAGCTGAACAATAGAACCAGTTAATCTCTCCAAAAAGGTTGTTAACTCCTGCATTAATTAAATCTCTAGGTACTGAGTTTAAATTATCGTAGACAAAATCTTCAACCAAACATGGCATAGATCTTAGTTGACCATCATAATTAAAGAAACCGTTTTCCGACATCCAATAAGCAGAACCGTCGACTTCAACAGCAGCATTTTTACCAATCAATCCGCAGTTAGTTCCTGCCTGTGCAAAGGCAAAAGTAAACGGTGATCCAACAAACTGCATTAAGAACAACGATGTATCTGTCCAAATATATATGGCATCCCTACCTTTAACAGCAGACATAATTTTAGAACCTGCGGCAAGCCTTTGAGAACCTGCAGTATTGTTTGCAGTAATAGTATAGTTATTAATATCTTCTTGATCCGAAAATCTTATAAACATATCATCTTGTGTAGTCTTATCCCCTATTTCAGTTTCTGTTCCAAAGAAAACTAAATGTCGATCTGGTGTAGACACCATTACATGACGTGATGCAGTTGGGGCACCTGTAATAATAGTTGCTCTATTAGCTACAGCATTTGGTGCTGACGCATCCCATTCGAAACATTCTCCGTTATAAATAAGTGCAATTAATTTTGTACCATAATTATCTAAAACCCACAGACCAGGATTTAGTGTAAACTGCGTAGAAGACGAAGCTTGGCCCCATCCATTAAAATTTGTAACATTAGTAACAGCAGCACCCGCACTATGTGTTGCAGCTGTACTACCATTAGCACCTCTGGCACCACCAGTTAAAGTCCCTGTTCCCGTATTATTTGCTGTGTAAGTAATAAATTCTGTTCCTATTTGTATTGTCCCTGAAGAAGGAAAAGCTGCAGAACTTGTTAAGACAACAGTTGTCCCTGTTGTATTTGTTAAAGCAGTTGCAAGAGTAGTTGTTGCAGCACCAGTAACTGTACCGCCATATAAACCTGTACCCCAACCAAAACCAGATTGTTGTTTAGCAGGTCCAACACTATAATAATATAATGCATCAGCAGATCCTGCACCTGATAAAGGTGTGCCTGCTTCTGTAGTTGCCATTGTTAAAGTAAAAGTTGTGTTGTTTGGAACAGACGTTACCATAAACTTTTTACCTTCAAACGTTGCGTTAGTAAAAGTAGAACCGGATAGTCCCGTAACATTTTCAAATGTTACAATGTCATCGTCATCTAACGGAACAGATGTAGATACTGTTACTGTTACAATATTTGAACCGGATGTACTTGTAAATGTTGCACCTGAGACAGTTTTTTCTATAGGGTGAATATCATAAAACACTCCTTCAGAAAAAACATAAAGAATTCTGTTAGTTCCGATTGCGGAATATTTTATTCCAACATTATCATCCCAATTATGAATTGCTCTTGCAGCACCTGTTAATTTAGATGCGCCTAGTTGATCCCAACCACCAATTTTTTCAGGAGAACCATATCTAAAACGTACATTGTCACCATCAAACCATTGCCCCTCGGCCCCGGTCTCTGTAACTTGTTTATTAAATCCTGGTGCAAAACCTAGTTTTTGTAGCATAAATTAATCCCTAGTTTAAAATATACTAGAACCCTAGTTATATCAACATATGTTATAGGTAGAAAATTAAACTATGCTGTGTATGCTTTACCAGCAGCGATAGCTGCATTAACTGCAGTCATATCTTCATCAGTCCAAAAGTCTTTAGCAACCATAAGTTCTAGGTGTTCAACATTTCTGTTAACACAATCTTGTCTCTCTTCAGCTGATTCATCAGCCATCTGCGTTCCATCAATGACACCATTGATTAGATCTACAGAATGACCCATAGCTGTGTAATCTTGTGCAATTTCTTCTGCTGTTTTTACATCTTCGCTCATAATATTTTCTCCTTATATTGTTGCGCAAGCAACAGTTTTAGTTTTATCAAGTTTTTTAAAATTATCAATAATTATTTGAGGTTCTACCATATTATTTCTTGGATCGCTATCAACAAATTTGGACTCATCCCACTTATCTTTCATATGAAAATGTAAGTTTTTATTGTGAGAATAGCCAAATTGTGTCCAACGCGTGCTGCCCCAAACAACAACTCCATAAGCTTTAGCTGATGGTGAGAAGTGTTGTAAACAACTATCAATACTAACAAACCCTTCCGCACCTTTTAACATTTCATGAATCTGGGCCCAGTGTAAATCACATCTAATAGTATCATTATAATGTGGTTCATTAGGTAAAACACAATTAATAATTGTTGTATCTTTATACTCTTCTCTCAACATATTAACCACTTGCTGTGCAAGATAAGGTTGGTAGTTTCTATTTGGATTTAAGTTTTGATATTGAACATTGTCTCCATAGTTCCATTTAGGTTGACCACCTGAAAACTGGATCATTATATATTTACCAATTTCATTATCAGCTAACCATTTAGTAACGGATGCTTTATGTTGATCTGTATAAAGTTTTCCTGTCATAGATCTATTAAAATCTACACCATGATGTTCACAGTAACTTTCAATGATGTGTTGTTTACCAAATTGAAAATTTGATTTGTATGGCTCACAATAAAATATATTATCAGATGCCATGATTCTTGGATCCTGTAACGGTATAGTTTGCTCTAAAGCTAGTTTAACATCTGGGTTACCAGCAAAACAATCTATATAAGGGGTGTATATTTGCACCTCTGATTTCTTTTTTAATTTAGGTAGTAAAGCAGTGAACGCGGTACATTTACCAACACCACCTTCTACAACGTATGTATTAAGCATTTGTATTCCTTTCGTTTGTTATTACTTATCTTCTAAATCTTTTATTCTTTTTGTCAATTCTTTAATTGCATTGATTAATGGAATGACAAACATTTCTCTTGATATTTCTTGAATACCACTTTTATTTTCTGTCCATACTCCGTAATTTTTTACCTCTTTTTCCGAAACACCACTATCTAATAACGCCTGTTTAACCTCTTGTGCAATTAAACCATTCATTGTAGTTTCTGTGTCTTTATTATTTTCTTTGTTATATTCAGAAGTTAATTCTTTATCTATTTCATTGGATGGTTTCCAATTATAAGTTACAGGT